CTTCGCACGCTCGAACTGCACGATACGAGCACCCAGAGCATCCACAGCGTCGGTCTTATCCGTGGTCACGGACAGGCTGGGATCTTCGATCTGAGTGATGTTCCACAGAGCTTCACCGTTGGTGGTGGAGAACATCGTGGCGCGACGGACGCGGTTGATAACAAAGTTGTTGATATCCATCTCTCATTTCCCTCCTTGTAAAATTCGCGCAAGATCATTTGATCTCGCGCATCAGGTTCAGTTCTTTCTTATCAAGCTTCTTCATATCCACGTTGCCGGAATACAATCCCTGCATCAACGCGGTTGTCGAAGTGATAACTTGTGTTCGGGCTACAGCATCCATAAACGCAGAAAAACCAAGATTCATGACTTCTTCGAGGTTGTACTTAAACCCCGGCATGTTAATCATGGTTGAGATGAGAGGTTTCAGTGAAGACTTCTGTTCTGTATGCTTCTTTTTCTTGGCGTTCTCCAGATCTTCATAGGCCATTTCCAACATCATCTTGTGCGAGAAGGCGTTACCCGCGATCTGCGGTTTCTTCTTAATGCCATGCATACCACACAAATAATGGACAATGGCTTTATACCGAAGCTCGTCAATGATAACGCCGTTGTCCTGATGGACAAGCTGGCACTGTCTCACTTCGGGATCGGGTACTTGTATTTCAAACTTTGTGAAATCAAGATCACCGAAAAGCACACTGGTCTCGTCAAGCTCCATGCGTGGAGCAAGAAGGCAGAACAGTTCAAAATCTTCAATCTTCTCCCAGTCAATTCCGCACATATCAAGCTGTGCCTTCATGTCGGACGGGATCGCGGTCAGCGTGTAGATTGTCGAAAAATACTGGGCCTCACCCAGCTTTACGATATCGCCAACAGTCGGCTGTCTGACTTCCAGTCCATCGCATATCTTCAGACCGTAACCGAAATACTGTTGCAATTCATCAGTTTCAAACAATTCTTTCACAGCTTATCACCGTACCGATTCCATCCAGTGATGGTGTACAGGATACTTCTCCCCACGTAACCATCTATTGGCTCAAACGGGTTCGAACTTTGCATTTCAACCTTGCCAAAGCCCATATCCGTTTTACCGTTAATCAGATAATCTATACGATCAGCAATCAGATCCACCCGTGTACCCCTGTCTTCCACGCCAAGCGCCTTACCGATCTTTTCGTCAATCGGCATCAGGCTTTGGTGGCACATCACATAAATTGCCAGCACATATTCTCTGGCCGCGCTGTTGACAGGCTTACTAATTCCTACTTCAAACGTCACAAATGACTTGGTTTCTGTTTGGGTCTGAGGGACGCCACGCCAAGGCATAACCTGTGTATAACGGGCATTCAGAGCAGGGAGCGGCACGACAGGCTGATTCAGTACAAGCTTCATACAAGTCTCGTCACTCAGCACCGTGCGCAGCACCTTCTCTTCGATTTGGCTAAGCACATTCAGATTTCCACCGCCATGTTGACTCATCCAAACCACCCCGCTTCACCAAGCACACCCGGCAGATCATCACTGACATCCTGTTTCCCGGCTTCTTCACGCTCCGCGTCAGAATTCACGTAAACCGCAATGCCAAGCTCCTCATTGTCAATTCCCGGCTTAAATTCGTCATACTGCATCGTCAGCTCGATATAACCTGTGCTGATCACGGTAGGATCTTCATCCAGATCATAAGAGCCTGTAACCTCGTTGGTACGAGTGACAATATAAGCATTGGGATGGAACCCTTCGCCGGAGAAGCCAAACAAAAAACGCTGGTCGCGTTTGATACGAAGCGTTTCTTCATTCAGGGGAACTTTGACTTTTATCGTAAATTCAGCAGTCTGAAGATATACCGTCTGAGAGACACCCGTTCCATACTTCGAAGCGTCTTCAGCGACACCATAGGTCATATACTCTTCGTAGTATCCGTCAACTTCCGGCATCTGCCACTTCAGGATCGTATTGCACTGCTGCATCACGCCAGAGCAATGAAGCTGGTCATCGTAGTCCATCCTTGTGACAAGCCACATTGTATGCGCCCATTCAACCAGAGCGCCAAGGTCGATATATTCTCCCGGTCGGGATTTGATGTGTTTGACCGTGGCATTCTCACCTCTGGTAATCAGCACTTCCTGTGCGGCGTCATCTACGATCGCGTTTTCCCAGTTCAGGGAGTTTTTGAAGTCCCTGTTCACCTGCATGGCTGCTTGCTGCAAGGTGGTTTTCTTATGCGAGTCAGACCCAAGGGCGTTCTGGATCATCTTGAAGTATGCAATATTATGCTCCATCAAGCATCACCCTCCTCGGGGATGGTATGATCCACAATCAGCTTTTCGCCCGTCAGTCTGTCTCTGCCAGCATAGCGGCTGACAATGACACGGCAATGCTCTCGAAAATCTTTCAGCATTTCGATATAGCTCACCCGTTCATTTGCGGGTGAGTGCAGCAGTCTCAGGTCGCTTGCGGAGAAGGTGTTGATCTTCGGACGCAACTTTGCGAGACCCCGCTCAAAGTATTTCAGAAGCATCAGTTCAGTCAGGATGTCCGCTTCTTCGTCAGATATTTCTTCTGTAAATGTAGCTTCGCCTGTCAGCTCGTCTGTCGTGATTGACAGATCAAAGCTGAGCGTTACTCTCCGGCCAAGCTCCGCGATGGCTCCTTTCAGGTATGAGGACGCTCTCTCCTGCGCAAGCTGAAGCGCAGTAGTCTCGTCCACGCCATAGTACGAAAAGAACTCATCGTCGGCTTCCAGCTTGTCGAAGAACAGTTGATAAACCTCGCTTACCTCAGAAATCATCGCTATTCACCTCACTTCTTCGGAGGCGTTTTCTTGGCAGTCGCTCTCTTAGCGGGCGCTTTCTTAGCAGGGGCAGGTTTGACCTCTTCAGTCTTCGGCTCTTCGGCCTTCACCTGTTCTTTGAGCAGACTCTTCAGCTCCGCGAGTTCGTCCTTCAGAGACGCGACCTCATTCGCTACCGGGCTTTCCTTCGCCCTGATGGTCACCTGAATGTTGCTCTTGCGCAAACCGCGATTCAGCTCCCTAAAGCGCTCATTCACAACTTCCGTTACTTTGGAAGAAACCCCCACACCGATGCGAATCAGGTATTCCATATGACCGCGCACACGCTCAATAGTCTGCGTATCGGTCGCGTCCACAATCTTCTGGAGCTTCTCTGCCGTCGCGTTCACGATCATATCGTCGATATCACGCTCAAAGATGCAGTTCTCCTTCTCGATATGCAGCCGCTCATACACAGCATCATCTTCGAGTTCCAGAAGGCCAGTGCGGAAAGCAGGGCTCTGGCTGTTGATATACTCAATCTCGTCCAGAGCAAACCAGTCAAACGTCGGAATACCATCCCTCGCGCCCGGAAGCGTCACGCTGCGATTGCGTGTCGTTACAGCCACCACATTGGGCGTATAGTTCAGCACTTTCAGCGAATTATTCAACAAAATAACTTCCTTTCATCGGAGGCATCCGCACATCGCAGATGCCTCCGTTAAAAAATTACGCCAGAACGATCTTGGCAACCTTGGTCAGGTCAGTGATGGCATAACCGAAGGTATAGCCAGTGACCTTCACATGCACGCGCTCCTGATTGATATCTTCAGCCTGAAGCACACGGCTCTCGCCACGGGTAATGGCCTGACCGACCTTACCAGCGATACCGAAGACGCGCTTGTCGGGCAGGATCAGAGAACCGTCCGCAAGGGTCTTCTGGCCGGAGAAGCCCATCAGTTCCATGCCAGCATAATCATGCAGGAAGCCATCGGCATTGTAGAAGCCCTTCTGAGCTTCCATCGGCCAACGCTCGGCCTGCGCCAGCTTGCTCATCTGCTGACGATACTTGTTCAGCATCACAGCCAGAGGACGTTCGCCGTTGGTGACATCCTGAAGATACAGGGCCAGCGCATCGGCAGAAGCCTCGGTCACAGCAGCAGTAGCTTCGTTGATATAGTTCGCGCCACCAGCGACGATCAGGGTGTCAATCGCATTCAGCAGAGTGACAACCTTCTTGGTCTCGAACGCTTCGCGGATGTAGTTCACCAGATTGGCAACGGTGCGATAGCCGCCACGACGGAGATCCTGCATGGAGATATCGGTCTCAGCAGCAAGCGTGGTCCAAGTGGGCGTAGCAACCTTGTGCGCAATGAACGAACGATCCACGTTACCCTCGATGATGGCCTCATGCACCTGAATGGTGTTTTCAGGCTCGATCACGATCTGAGCATCGTCGAACTCGCCAATGGAGCTCTCATCGAACATACGGCTGATCAGCTCGGACGGAGCAGTCACCTGATCCGGGGTGAAAGCCTTTTCGACCATAGCGGCAAGCTCATGGTTCGGGTCGCAGCCAGTACGGCCAAGCTCACGAGCCCACGCATCAGCCATCTCAGAGAATTCCTTCTCTTCCTGATTCAGTTCCAGATTATAATGAACCTTGGAAGCCCACTCGTTCAGAGAGCCTTCCTTGTTCATGGCTTCAGAAATTTCAAAAGTCATCGCTTATTCCCTCCTTCTTGTCAAAGTCTATTAGGCGTTCGCGGGAACCTTTTCCACGATGTACATGGTCAGGCCATAGGGATTGTTGTAAACGCCACCATAAATCCAGTCGCCGTTACCAGCAACAAACTTGCCGTTGGTCACGGTCAGAGAATCGCCCACTGTAAGGCTACCGACAGTCAGCTCAGTGGTCGCATAACGCTCACCAACACGGGTGGGGATGCGGTTCACACGAGCGCCAGCCGCGATATCCTCGAAATCCTTATCGAGGGGTTCAATCACAGCGTTCACACCGTCATAGTTCTTCGGGACATCAATAAAATAAGCGCCACCCTCAATGGGAGCGCCACGCTTCGCAGCAGCCTCCAGCACAACCTGCGTAATGGGCTTATCATGCTGCTCAACAAGACGACAAAGCATCAGCATTCACTCCTTTCAAATTATCGACCAAGCCAGCGCTTCATCGCGCTCACGCGGTCAGTGGGATCGTTATCCAGATTCTGTTTCGGAACAGCCACAGGCGTAACCTCGGACTGCTCCATATGACGAGGCTGGCTCATCAGCTTATCCGCAATCTTCACCTTGATCTCGGTTTCCTGAAGATTCTCAAACAGCTCAGCCATCTCGGTCATTTCTTCCTCAGAGAAGCAACCAGCCTGTTCGGCCATCTCTCTGAGCGCAGAGACTTTCGTTTCTTTTTCAGCGGCTTCGAACTTCTCCTTATAAACGGAAAGCTCGGCAATCTGCTGATCCTTCTGCTCCAGTTCGGCCTTCTGATTCTCCAGCTCAGCCTTCTGAGAGATATAGGTCTCAACAAGCCGATTCATCGGGAGCTCCAGACGAACGGTCTCATGAGACAGGATGTTCACTTCGTTTTCAACAACCTCGTAATGAACCTGTTCAAATTCAAGCGCATCCATCTTGTACTTCTTGTACCACGCCACATGCTCCTCGGGGAAAACCTGATCCAGCCAACCTTCGCCAAGAGCTTCGGCAGAAAGACGCTCCAGCTTGCGCCGGATGTCGAGTTCGGTCAGAGCAGCCATTTCCTGTTCGGGTTCCTCGGCCTGTTCTTCCGCTACCTCGGCAGAAACCTCGGCTTCAGCCTCGATGACTTCAGACTTAGCCTTCTCAGGCTCTTCCTGCTCGGCCACTTCCGGCGTCACCTCAACCTCTTCCACCTTCGGTTCCTCTTCCTGAGTAGCGGTCTCAAGGTTCTTCTCGTTCTCGTTCACTGTATTCACCTCGGTTTCTTCTTGCTCAAGGTCAAGCGCAAGAGCTTCAGCAATCATCAGCTCCGTTTGCCCAACCTCGGCTTCAGCAACAGACAGAACAGCGGCGCTTTCGCCATAGGCTGGCCGCACTGTTTTGCCCTTGCCAATAGAGTCTCTCGCAAGAAAAGCGTTACCAATAAATTCATAATCTATGGCGTGGCGAATACCATTGCTGAAATGATATTCGGAGACTTCCATCTCATACGAATTGAATAGCTGCTTTTCGGAGAACAATCTGCGGATGGCCGCAACCGCGTTCGCGTTTCGCTTCCAAATCCGCTGATGCGCAAGAAGGCAAGGAAGAACCGCCTTTCCAGATCCGTCCGCAAGCGTAACTTCTCTTTCTTCAATCGTCACGCTCTGATGAACCCCGATCGGTACAGTCTTAAACTCGTAAGTGCCGTCCTTTTTCTTCTGGGCCTCATGCCCAGAGAAGGTGGGCTCCATCTTTGCGTTTACTGTACAGTAAGCGTACACGGGCATATCCACCAATGTTTCAGCCTTCTCAAGCGCGGCTTTGTGCTCCTCTTCTGTCTCACCGTAATCCAGTTGCAAGCCATTCATATTAGGCGAGTTATAAAAGCAAACCAGATTGGTCAACTCCAGATAGTTCCGGTTCTCGGCCAACTCAAGATACGTGCCTTGCGTTTGTGTTTGTGCCGTCATTCTCCTCACCTCCTTCCGTCATAGAATGATCTATCAAAAAGGCATTACATGTCCTTTTTGTCCTGATAGTATTGCTGGTCATAGGCTTGCTTATCAGGCGTCTGGCTGTCCTGATCCGCAGGTCTGCCACCGCCTCCACCGATATTGCCTATGTTGTGAGCGCCATTGGGGTTGGTCGTACCGACCTTGCCGCCAGAACCACCGCCCACCGTATACGGAGTAAGTCTCGGAGAGAAAACCTCTTCCAGCTTGAGCTCGTTTTCAGCCTCACGCCTGATCCGCTCGTCATCCAGAGACAGGCCAAGCGTCTCATAAGCAGTCTCATACGAGCAGTTCAACGTACCGAACAGCATCTTCGCAAGATCAATCTTCATGCTCATTTCCAGCATCTCGCTGTCGATGATCTCGATAGAAGGCGCAAGCGCCGGGTTCAGACCGTTGTCCTTCAGTACAGCTCTGTACCATTTGACAAGCACGTCCTCCACCTGTCGGCTGATCTTGTTAATCCTGCGCATAAGCTGCTTCAGGCTAATGTTCGCAACGCCCATGGACGTAGAAGCCACGTCCATCAGGAACGAAATACCAAGCGTGGACATCGCCCTTGTCCGGTAGTAGTTCACCGTGTCGATGCTCGTCATTTCCACGCGAGGCTCAACGTACACGACATCCTTGACCGTAGGCGCGGCAGTCACAACCACCGTACTCTGCTTCCACGCATCCAGAAGGTTCTTATGCGCCATCGCCTGTTCATCGTAGGTGTCGCGGTCAAAGTCTGGCCCAAGGATCTCCTTGTTCATAAGCTGGGCGATGATTTTCTTGCTTCGAGCCAGCGCGTTGCTGCGGTCAGCCTTGTCAAAAGCTTCCAGCATCATGACCGGATAAAGCGCGCGGAAGATACAAGACAGGCCATACTTCTTGTTCTGATTGTTCACACGCACAACGCCCGTATTCTCCACGGGGAGCTTGGCATAGTTCTCATTGTCTCTGTATGCCCTCACAACCTCATCAGGATACGTCGCCTGAATCTCATGCTGCACATCATCAAAGAATAGACCTTTCCTCTTCTTGTTCTTCGGGTAAGATTTCTGGAGAGCGCTCTTCAGCCGGGTCATATCCACAACCACATAAGGATCTCCGGCAAGATCGTAATCACTTACCTGCGCAATACCGACAGGATAGAAATCCACGTTATAGTCAATATCGTCCGGCTCCCCTACCTTGCGCAGGGCGCATATAAACGTGCCGTCCACAAAAGTAGTGAGAATGCTTCTGGGGATAAACTTCTCCAGCTTAATCTTGGCATTGAAGTCCTCGATCAGTGCTTTGGCCTTCTCGATATCGCTCTTCCGAAAGACACCCTTCTTCGGGAGCGGATAGCTGAACCTGACATCGGTATTGATGTTGTTCTCGATTGCTTCCACCGTTAGTCCGATAATATCGTTCTTATTGACATACTGCCGACAGATTGAAATGATCTGCTCCGTCTTGTTCAGATCGCTCTGAGGCGACAGAGACAGATTCTCCAGCGTGTCATACGAAATCGTATTGCTGGTCGCTCCCTCGTTCAGATAGGTAGCGTACAGGCGGTTCTCAGGATCATACAGCTTGAGCGCTTCTTCTTTCCTTTTCGCATAAGAAAGCTCGATCTCTGTTTCCTTCGCCGCCACCTCTTTCTTGCCGGGGATCACCACATCAAATTCTTCTGCCACTGTGTCACCTCCAATCAATCAAAATCTACCGTGGACACGAGAGACGGACGCGGCCCCACATGCTTTTCTGGAGCCTTGTTGACCACCTGTCCACGCCGAAGCTGCGCAAGACGCCAACATAAAAGACCGAATGCGAACACTCGGTCATCGTGCATCTTGTTTCGTTTATCCGGGGGGAAGTTATAGGTTACGTTACCAAGATTGGTGTATTTACACATCGTGATGATCTCGGTCTTCAGAAGGTCGATATTCGACAGGGCGATCTGCTCCGCAACGGTCAGGTCGTGCCTTGTCTCCTTCCCTTCCTCATCCACGAACACCACATAGTCCTTGCTGATATCATAATCAGTCGGGAAAGTTACCACGCCCAGCTTCACCATATCCTCAATCGCCTGAAAGGTTAGATTACGGTTCGCCCTTGGGTCAACCAGAATCATCTTATTCACGGCATTGGGATAATTATGCTTGGCTGTTTCGTTCGCCTTATGATTCAAGTCGATCAGACCGCGATGCTTCTTCCCGTCTGGGCCAACCCAATCTTCCAGCATGTAATCACTCACACCGCCGATGAGCTGACCACCAGCACCAGCGTCACCTACGACCGAATCAATGTTCTCATAATCCAGCTTGCCCTTATCAGAAGCGTTGTAAGCAAGCAGCATCTTCTTGAACTCCTTCACCTGATCCGGCAGTCGCATCGGCGTCTTCTTCTTCGTGTTTACATCCACGAGAGAGTTAACGTTGACTAACTCCATGCGCCAGCCAATCTCAGGATCGTTGATCAATTTCGCTACCTCGATAACCGAGTTATCGTTCAGACGGGCAGAGTCCCATGAGAACATATACAGATCTTTTCCGCTTTCGTTCCGAAGCTCCGGGATGCGCTGCTCGGTGTACTGCATCAAATCGCGTCTGGTCAGAATCTGGCCTTCATGCGTATCTGAAGTGAACTTGTTATACAGCTCACGAGCGCCCTTCTCAGGATTGTCCCGCATCGCCTGATCCACTTTATCTTTGCTGATCAGCGGCACAACGAGCTTCTTCCCGTTTACCGTAGCGTCCAGAATCGCGTCGATATCAAAATCGCAAGCAAAGTAGTTGGTGTTCCCCATCATCATCTGCCGTGTGAACTCCCTGATCTTTCGATAGAAGGGAGAATCTGTATCAGATGCCGAGGACGCATACATCAACTGGCGCGGGAAAGCACGAGGCTCCAGCTCAAGGTCAATATCAGAACCGAGCTTGAAGTCAGCGCTCTGGTTGGCAAACTGCTCAACCTGAACGAACAGTTCGTCACTGACCCAACCAGCCTCATCCACATACAGCAAATTCGCACGACGGCCTTTGACATTCGTCGGATCTGAGTTCAGCGTAAAGATCTCAGAACTGTTGAACAGCTTGACCTTGAACCCAGCCGGATCATGAACAAAGCCGTCTGAAGCCACGCTGGCTTCGATCTCGTGCATGAACACGTCTGTACTACCAACGAAGGACTCAAGCTCCCGCTTGGCAATATGCTCCAGCTTCAGGAAGGTTTCCTTCGCCTGAGAACCAACGTTGGAGATGAAATACGTTGTATGATAAGGGAACAGTATAGATCGAAGCATGGCATATATCGCGCCCATCGTTGACTTCGATCCGTTTCGGCACATCAGCCAGCCAATGAACTGCTTGAACCAAGACTCATACAGGATATACTTCTGAATGTCCAGAAGCTCGATACCGAAGACACGGCGGCAAAACTCAACCGGATGCTTGCGCCCCCATTGAATCACGCGGTTATACATCGCGTATGTTTCAAGGCGGCGCTGAGACAGCTCTTTCTTTGTCTCAGGAATATAGTATTCCATTATCCATCACCGCCCAACATCTGCCGCTCCTTTGCCTTCTTCGGATTCGTGTACTTCTCCAGATGAAGCTTGAGTTTACGAATCTCTTCTTCCTGCTCAAGTAGCTTCTGACTCTGTTCCTGAATCGTTTCGCTCTGTTCTGCCACCATTTTGGCATATTCATCCGAAGTAAAACTCATCTCAGCACAAAGCGCTTTACTGCTCAAAGAAGCTATTGTCTTATATGTCTCTGTCATTTGAGCGTCAATCACGTTGGCCTTGACATCATCAAAGCCATCATTGATCATCGCTTTCATCATGCCGGAAAGCGTGTTTGTATGTGTCGCTCTCTTGCCAGAGCCAGATGCAGATATAGCATTATCCTTCGCAAGGCTGTTAATCGTTGACTGCAAATTGCTTTTTGTCGCAAGCAGCTTCTGAATAGACGCCTCGTCTGGATTAGGATCAATCAGCATCGCGTTCGTCACCTGAGTAATCTTTTCAATCTGCCAAAGCGATTTCACAATCGCAATGACAGAAGTCACTTTATGAGGACTCTCCACCACATCTTCTGTCAGATAAGCAGAAAGCGTATTGAAAAGATAACGCCTGTCAGCAGCGTTGTACGTCATATCCTCAAAAGGATCATACCCCACGCACTGAATGACATACAGCTTGTTCTGCCTGTCACCGCGCGACCAAGTACCTTCCTGATTCTCTTCGGTTTCATTCCGAGAACCGAACATCTGTCCAGTCCTCTGAGCTTCTTTCAGATAATCAAGAAAAGTCTTGTCTCTGTACTGAGAAAGGTTCAGCGTACTGAAATACTTGCCCAACTCCAGAGGCTCCCCTGTCGCGCTTTGCTGGTCGTAGAACTTCTCGTTGTAATACTTACCACACAGCGCTGAACAGAACACTACCGCCAACTTTTCGTTATACCCGCTTCGGATATTATCAAAAAGAGCTTTCAGGCAGTCTGAGCAGATGGGAGCAAAATAATCATTGCCCTGACACCAAGTCATATGCTTATTCATAAAAAACTTACCAGTCGCTGTAGTAGTCAACTTGCCACAGCACATACATTTATAAATAGGCGGCATCTGATCCTTCAGCTCAAGCTGCTCAACCAAAGCCTCAAAAGAAGGCCGACCATCCTTAGAAGGCCGTCCAGTAGTACGTTTGTAGATCACGGGCTTTGGCTTGCTCTTCGATCCCTTTGGGCGACCGCGAGAGCGCTTATTGGGATTATCCAATTTAGCAAAAGCCGCCTCGATTTCTGCGGCCTTCATTTCCAAACTTTCAGCCACGTAATCAGTCCTTTCTTGTTAACTAACAGTAGCCGTAATACCATGTCTCGCAAGAGCCTCTTTACAGTTGACTATCAGGTAGTCTTGATTCCTCACAGACTCCATTGTCTCTGACCACCATGGACGAGGCTCAATGCCTAAATAGTCATATTTTTGAGTATGATGTTTGGCAGTAAAATGCCGCATTATACCATATGTATCAGACCCAACATTCATATCTCGTCTTGCATATTCAATCGTTGACCATCGCCAAAGAGGACCTCCTTCGCCATTCTCAATCAGCAAAGGGAGGTTTTTATCCATAGTAGGCGGCGGGTTGCCTTCAGGATTTGGAGTTTGGTCAGGCGCGACATATCCTCGCAGACCAGTTCGTTGATAAAAATACTCTCCCTCATCTGTGAAGCTATGGCGTCTCTGGTATTTTTTAGGCGAGTACGCACTGTAGATAATAACTTCTGCCGCCCATGTGGCATCCTGAATAATATCATCAGCCGTTGCATCAATCGCTTCTTCAGCGGCCTTTGTAGCTTCCGCTAAGATCTTCGCTTTTAGCGCTTCAAAACTATCAGCCACTCAGGCCACCTCCTTACTTCGCGTTCCCCGGCCACATGATCAACAACAGTACCACAAGCAGAAAAAACAATCCCTTCATGCCATCACATCCTCTGCACAAGCTCCGCGATCTTACTTCGCCACACATTCGGCAGCTCGACAACGCCAACCAGCTCATTCCCTTTCAAAGCGTCAACGGCTCTACGAAGACCATTCTTTCTCCCCTCGAACTGCCACGAATCTACCTGTGCGTCAAAGTCACCATCAAGGATGATCTTACACCCTTGAGAGCAGCGCGACAGACAAAGCTTCAAAAGGTCAATAGAAGCGTTCTGGCATTCAGTGATATACAGGATCTCATTGTCCTGTACCTGACAGCCACGGGCATCAGCCATGCTGAGCAGCCGAATCTTCTCCTGCCCAATCAGATTATCCACGATATAACGGTCACCGAACTTGGAGATCAGTATCTCACCAATGCTATTGGACATAGCCTTCTCAATACGAGATCCTTTGTAAAAACCAAGATCGGCAGCTCCCCTCGCTTTGACCGGATTGAACATGATGACCAGACGATCATACTTGCCCTGCTCAATCAGATACATCGCCGTCGCCAGACCAATCAGCGTCTTACCGCTTCCGGCCTTACCGTGAAGTATCGTCATCGTGTTGTTCAGGATCGAATCAACAGCACACTGCTGATAGGTGTCCTTGGGCTTGATGTTGTCAAGCGTCTTTGTCTTCAGCGTCTTACAAGGCACACGCTTGTAAGCCTGACCGTCCCACTTGACTGTATCAACGATGTCTCCATCCCGCTTCAGGATCGCGTACTCGTTTATCATAAGATTAAGTCGGTTGACCGACATATCGCTATAGAGACTGGAAAACTCCTCGTCATCCAGATCAAAGTTCATCCAGCCCTGATAAGTAGACTGGTTATCTTCAATCTGAGCAACCGGGAGCCCAATCGCTTGAGCTTTCAGACGAAGAAGCAAATCATCTGTCACGAATTGTACAGAATACTCGTGACAAATGTTCTGAGCGCAAACGAGGATTCGGTTATCAGGAGTGATCGGCAAATCCATTGCCTTGATCTGCTCTTCGTCAGAAGCAACGGACATCACAACCTGATACTCACCTTCATGCTCATTCAGCAAACGAACGACGGCTCTCGCCTGTGCTTTCGTTTCCTCGTCTTTGCTGCCAGATGTCTTGATTGCCTCAAGCTCCTCCAACGTGACAGATGAAATATAAAAAGGTTCTTTGAAAGCCTCCTCCTGCAATCGCAAGAGAGAGCAAGTGTCATAAAAGTAGATAGGGATCACTCCCTTCGTTATCACAGCCTCACAGGCAGATGCGCCTTAATGCCGTAGTCATCCACAACCAGAATCGTCTGGGACGGTTTACCAACCATCCTGTGTTCCTGTGTATAATTATCCCCGGAGCCGCAAAGACACCCGCCGCGAATCACTTGGACACCGCCGATTTCCTGATACGAAGGCGTATGCAGATGGCCCATCAGCAGAATGTCGGGGATACCGCCATCCCACATAGCCAGCTTGCCGATACCTTCAGAGCTGAGTGTGTCATGATCTCCATGAACAGCCAGCACCTTATGATTCCTGACATACATCCTTGCGGTTGTATCGTCATCATAGCGCCGATCATCCCACTCAATGTTCTGAATATGAGCCGTGGCTTCTTTGGAGATATAAGCAACCAGATTGTCGAGCCGCTCTCCACGCAGCACATCATCTTTCAGCCCCATTCGACTGTGATTGCCGGGGACAGCAGCCACACGAACCTTTGTAAAGATTCCCGCGCACTGGTGCAGGAACTCTGTCAGCAGATGCGAAGCAGTCTTGACCTGCTCGATTCTGTTCTCGCGCTCTTCAAGGCGCACCGTCGAATGGATGCCGCCAGAGATCATGTCGCCAAGCACGAACACATAAGCGTTTGCGGCCTGATAGAGCTTCTGCGCTTCCTGCACAGCTCCGAAGAATTCCTCCAGATAAAGCTGAGCCATATCCGAATCATAAGCGGCGAACTTGCTGGAGAACGTCTGGCCGATATGCCAGTCCGACAGAAGGATTATCATGTCGTTATCAGAGGCGCGAGAAACGGGCTCAATCGGCACATACTTTTCTTTCGCAAACGAACGAATCGTATCTGCCAGATGATCCCACTGCTGATCTCTTCGCGCTTCCTCTCTTGCCTGACGGTTATAAGAGGTGCGCTCGTCCCGCAGCCGAACACGCTCTTTCTGGATCTCATAGAGAAGATCAGACTCATCATGAACCTGATGAAAGAGCTGCTCCTGCCACTCTTTGATCAAAGCGGCTTCCTTGCGGTACACGCTTTCGCCATACTCAGGCTCATCAGGCCGAAGCTCTTTGTTCAGGTGATCAGCGATATCCTGCCAAGTGCAGTCATCCAGAAGACCATCCCACTTGGCCTGATACACTCTGTATTTGTATTGGTGCTCAGTCTCGCCTTCGTGTTTGGAGAAATCAAACCTCAACAAGGTCATCTCCCTCTGGCACAAAGTCACCCGACTGCTTGATGACAATCGACAGACCGTCTGTCTCAGTCAGGCTATCAAGGATGCGCGACAGATTGAAATCATGACTGTCATCCTTGTTGATCTCAGTCAGGATATAAGTATTATCTTCCTTGGAGATCGTCGCGTTGTTGAACGTATATGACGTTGCAAACTTAGCCATCTGGATTCCTCCTCAATAACGAATTAGAGATTTCTCAGAAACGTTTCTGAGCTTCGCAATCAGAGCAATGCCTTTCGGTTCCTCGCTCATGTAGTAACGATGCCTCTTGCTCTTCTGCTGAGACGTGCGACGGATATGTACTTCCGGGCATTTCTCACGGATCATTTCGGCTTCCTCTTTGGATATCACAATCACCGATAGTCCACCTTTCATAAAAAGATAAGGAGAAGCCTCAAAGCTGTCTCCATAAATTTTGCGCAATGGCCACATGCCTCGAAAACTCAATCAGGACAAGGGGTTTCAGCATTTTTAACTTTCCGATGCGCGTGTTTTTTACGTTTGCAATTAGGGCATAAGATCTGTGCGCTCGCTCTGTTTGGTTTCACAAAAACCATGCCGCACTCCTGACAAGTATAGAAAACGTTCTTGTTTGCCTTTACATTTCCCTTTCTGTGTTCGTCGCAGTAAGCTCTTTCGTTATGGCTTGTATAAGTAAAAGGGCGTCCGCAGATTTTGCAGAGCCCGATCTTTCTGTTTCCAATTCGCTTGTCCTTAAAGAGATAGTTATAATAAAGACCGATCTTCTCAAAGTCATAAACCCGAAGCACTTCTTCGCCTTCGGTCGCTATCTTGTCCGCAAAGTTCAATTTTAACGGGGAGCCTACTGTCTGAATGGTTTCAATCAAACCCAGCTTGAAAATCTCGTGCATCACCGAGATGCCGAACCTCTCACCCCTGCCAAGGCGAATCCCGGCAACTTTGGGGATCGCTGTCAGACGGGCGTTGTTTGCGTAAGAGAAAAAAGTATAGGGTTCTCCTTCCGGGTGTGTCTGGTTATAAGCTTCCGCATCAATCTTCTTCTGGATGATCATCGTGAAGATGGTTCTTCTGATATTCTCGTTGTCCGGCAGACTGGTGATAAAGTCCAGTTCTGATTGATAAACGGGTATGTACGGGATCTCGATCAGCACGTTCTTCTTTTCCTTCGCGTAGTTCAGCGCTTTGCGGATCAGAAGACAATCCCGCATCAGGTTGAAGTTCTCCATGTACTGCTCACAGAAAAGCACCAGATTGTACCGCATGGTCAGAGGTTTCCAGTAAAACGTGTCCCGCATGTAAAGCGCAAGGAGCTGGAGCTCTCTGCCGATGCTGCTTGACTGAAATCCGTTCAGGTATATATACTCCGCATAGCTTCTCTGTCTGTAACGGTTATAATTCAAAGCTCCACCTCCTCAAGCGTGTAATGCTCGTTCAGGTACTCAATCGCCCCTTCGGGGTCCTGAACGGGGAAATAAATGGGGTCAGGATTCTTACTCCGTGCGTTGTCGCACATAATATCCCCGTAAGCTCTCCACAGAAAATCCTTACGAGCGCCGGGGTTCTCGCCATAACAATACTGCACAAGGCAGTTCGTCAGCGCAGCTCTGTCCCGGCAAACATAAGAAAGCTGTCTCCGGCAACGCTTTTCAGCCATTTCGTCCTTCGCGGTAAAGCTCTCCTGCATGTCCTTCTGGCAGCGCTTGTAGGTCTGCACCACATCGTTGTAGATCATCGAAACGTCGATAGACGGGTCAAGGTACATCGTATAATCAAAGCTTTGCTTCTGACGAAGAATAGACAGCACCTCTTTGTCCGCTTCCTCAACCGCTTTGCAAACAAGGTTCATCGGGCTGTTTGAAAGGATGAGCGGACAGTAATGCTTGAAGTCCTTCAACCATTTGGCTTGCTCCGGCGTATGCGTCGGGAGGGCCTGAAGCTCTTCAACGGACAGACCGAAGGTCATCTGGCAATCAGCCTCTTTGGATTTGATATATTTGTCATAAGACCTCTTGGCATCTGGATAGCGGTATTTGAAGAAGTAAGCGTATTTATCAAGCAGGATGTGATTGAGCGTAGGATTATCAGATTTGCGCAGCCACGAGTTCGGGATGCCCTTAACAGGGCGACCGATTTTGGCCTTGTCGATTTGCTTGCTCTGTGCTACGCAACACTGGTCAAGTCTTGATTCAAGGATCTTTGCTTCCGGCGAGTCCGCGCCGTACTCCTCAATGATATTCGGGAGCAAGGCATAAGCTGATGTGCCTTTGTTGGTGATTGACCCGATGATCGAACCAAAGGTAAACAGGTCTGACTGAAACAGATCTTCAGGGGTAGGTATCGTTTTCTGAGGGACGGGTACGTCGTAAGTTACAGTCAGCTCGTCCGTGTAGACCGAAGATGTGATTGTCGGATTGTCTGTGGTTGCAAGGATGTCTCCGTCGTAGTCAGCGCCGCCCCAGTTCACCGCTTCATGCCCATACCAGTTGACGATGAAGCCAACCTTGATGTGCTGATACCAGTGCTTCATTTCCGGGGTAGCGACGATAGGACAGAGCACATTCTCTGCTCTTGCGTTCTGGGGCGATCTCGCTGAGTTGACAAGCGTCACGCCCTGATCTGACCAGTAACGGCAATAGAACTCATGGTCACGGAGAAGCCCGGTTGGGGGCAGACCAAGTATATGTTCCATCTGAGCGTATGGATCAGAGATCATCATCTGAAAGTTCCCATGGACAAATAGCTCACCCATGCAAGCATTGGATACGCGGTGGCGTATCAACTCACGGATCTTTTGACGGATGTAGGGATCTGCATAGGTAGACGGATTAACGACCAGCGCTTTCACCCACGGGTGTTCCGGTGAGTTGAGCTCTTCAATGGAGGGGTTCTGCCCAAGCAGAAAGAGGATCATCGAGATCGGGTCAGAACACGACGTGCGCGTGATCCAATCAATCGTCGGCTGTGCGATGGCATGAGCGCGTGAGGCGTCAAGATTCAGCGTCTGGATAAACTGATAGTTAAGACGTAGCGTGTTCTTGGGTCGTTCCGGCGTAAACTGCGTAACGCCCCAATAAAGGCGGTTGGCGTGACAGTTGGCCGTGTATTGAGTCGTTGAGGAAAAACTGTCCCAGAGCTTGAACTGCGATTCTGAAATCAGAGCGTCTACGTCGTAGAGATCTACCTCGTTGCCGTATACGTCCGTAATGACGTGCTTGCCATGTACGCGGCAGAACTCTTTGAAATCAAAAACGCAGAGCATACCCTTGAGGAAGGACTGCCGCACGACAAAGGCTGAAGGCGTATACGTGAGGTGAAGGTCTCTCCCCCACTGAGCAGCCATTTCCGGCGAGATCAGCCCCTGACCATCAGCTCTATTGCATGGTTGAGTAACCTCTTTAGGCGCTACCGTATCATCCTTCTGCCAGTCTTCCTCGGTGACGAAGTTGGCAAGATAAGTGACCGTAGTGTTGTAGTCCGGTATGACCGCGATGCGCGGCTCAGTGACCAGATGCGTTCCTGTGGTACATAGACCAAAGTAAGTATTCAGCTTCGATGGAGCAATAGGCTTGGACATGTCGCGCCCGTTGTTGATGATGTCTCTGAGCTGCGGCGCAAGCTCGTCATTGACGAACACCACCGTAGACACCCTCGCCTGTCCGGCAGAGCAAGAGAACCGGGTGTACTTCTGGTTGTTGATATAAAACCCGTTCTTGAACATATGCTCGTAATGCTTCTTGTGATCCATCGTCACGGTGACGTAATCAGGCATATAAAGCGTCCGATAGATACGAGAGGTAACCTGCTCATAGCGATCCGGGTCTTGATAGCGCGGCTTCCGCAACTTTTTTCGCTCAAGAAAGAGATGCTCCAGATGCTCGTAATTGATCGTCCGATGACGCAAGCGTCTGATAGAACGCAGAAGCTGGCTGTCCGCAAGTGAGATCAGACAGCCAGCTTCTTTAGCCTCTTCGAACGTGAGAGATATATTGTACTTAAACTCGCGCAACTTAGACGAAGAAAACTTCAGCGCGTATAGTTGCCGATTGGGAATGAGGCATCACCTCCGTTAAGATGTAGCCGTTATACGGTCTCTTTCCCATGTATATGAAATAGGTGTGTAAGGGTCACTGATTGGCGGCAGACGCTTCGCCTGACCGGGTGAATCGTAATCACTCACAAAAGCATCCCTGACTTCGGGGATGTTGGTCATAACGAAATAGCTTTGATCCCAAGGCCCATTGGGAACCATGAATCCTTCTTGGTAGAGGAAGATACCTTCATCACTGAACCACTTGATCAACCGTGTGATTGTACTCTGACTGAGAGAAGTCTCAGCAACAAGGTGGCTGTGTGAAGTTCTGCCCCCTTTGACAACAAGATTGCCGTATTTGACCGATGCGGTGCAGTATTTACTCACAGCAAGAAGTAGTGCAAACTTGTGATCCCCGTTGCGCGGATGCTGCTTGCAGCTTTCAAGAAAAGCTTCCATAGCGTAACCGTCAATGCAGATACAGTCAGATGCCGTGGGCTTCTCTGTGTACTTTGCATAAAAGACCGCCTTGCCGCTGATTTTCTTCTCTTTGAGATCGGTATACAGCTTCCAGCCTGTTGGCAGGTAAATCTGAAGCTGGCTGGTAAAGTCCCACTCTTTAGATTCGATCTTCTTCATGATCTCAATGAGAGCATCGTATACTCGATGGCTGTCAGCCTCATCCCACCTTGCCACTGAGTACCCAGCGTCATACGCAAGCTGCTTCAGTGTAAAGCGATAGACTCCCGCTCCGTCCGCTTTCAGAGCCATCGTGCAGTAATATCTCAACAGGACAAGAGTTGTTTTGTCCGTCAGGTCAACATGAGCACCAATCTTAATGTCGCGCACCCACATGTGACCACCTCCTTTTCGTAAAGTTCGCAGATACCCGAACTCCCCGGAGGCATTGATTTATCACGGTTCTGAGAGTTTTTAACTTTCCGAAGCGTTGAAATTTTGTGATGTTGGTATGGTTCTGAGAGACAGTGAACGTGAGTCAGGATTTTGTAAGACTGGGTGATGTGTGAGCGAATTTTACCTTTTTCACGATAACTCATTCTTTGACGAGCTACGGTATAACCGAAACTCTCTGAAAACCACTCTGAGATGAGCACCTAAATATATATTATATATATAATATATACAGATAAATTTTTATATAAGATATGTATATAGGATTAGATAAATAAGATAAATAAGATAAATAAGATAAATAAGATTAAGACCAATAAGACTAATAAGACTAATAAGATATATATGATTATATAAAACTATGACTATATAAGACTGTATATGACTATATGACTATATGACTAATAAGATTACTAACTAACTAACTAACTAACTGACTAACTTACTTCACGATATTTGACGGAGAACTCTATACTGATTAAACTATCTTCACAGGCTACGCTACGAGTACCGTGTCCTCGCGCAAGCGCGAGTCCACGGCAATGATCTTATACGTCGGTTGGCTGGCTTGACCACTCGGCCTTCTTCTTCCGTTTGATCTGAACTGACTCATTCGCTTCCTGATCGAGCAGCTCTTCGAAAGAAGCGTCGTTTGGCTGATAATGAATGCTCTTGGGCAGATAGAATAGATTTGGATTGATCTTCCGCTTTTCTGACAGAGCGTCGAGGATATCTTCTGTCTTGTCCTCCCCAATGATCAGCAGACCGTACTCAGAACTTTTCCCCGGAAGGTAAGTGAGCACAGACATCTCATCCATTCTTTGCAGATGCTTCCTGACTGTACCTTTGTCCATATGAAGATTTGAAGCTACCTGAAGGACAGAAGTAGGCAGGTAGTACGAAGGAACTTTGGTTAAAGAGATTCTGGCTGCGTGAAAGAGTACATGGGTGTAGATTTCATAGTCGAGCATATACGGGAGCGCATGAGTGTCATGAGTTTTAGCAAAAGATTGAAGCTTGAAGTAATGAGAAGCAAAGAAATGAAGCGGCATGTTGGTAGACGGAGCTTCAGTTATTTGAAAAGACAGCGGGGTGTCAAACAGAAGAGACGAAGGGGTCTGGCTTGTTGATCGTATCTGTGTTGGACTGGTAAGCTGATTGATAAGAGTCAGAGATGAACTGATCTGGGGATTCAGTTTCATTTTGTAACGGTTTAAGTTAGCTACCGAGTCTTCGTACAGTTTTTTTACCGTGTAACGTAAAACTTGCCCTCCAACATTCTGCTGGAAGACAAGTGTGAGGTATAACCGGATATCGCTTGGTGACATCCGCGCAACGTCTTCTTTATGAAGCCTTGCCGTGTACAATGGCATCATCCTTTCCTTCGGAGAGTTCCTTCCTTTTGGGTAGTAGCTTAGCGAGGCACTTGGGGCAGTAAGTCGGTCGGTACAGCTTTGACTGAATCCTTGTGAGCACAATCGGGTCATGGCATTCAGCACATGGGTAAGAATACCAAGGGGCCTTTGAAGATTTGAGCGCCCTGTGCGCATTAGCGAAAGCCTTTGCAAGATCCTCGTCTGACTGAATGAACGGCACATAGTTGAAATCACCGGGGACGTAATTGGCGTTGAGAAGCTTGTTGATCTGCCCGTAGGTAAAGGCTTTCGGGTCAGTGAGGAGCACTTCTTCAATCGTGAACAGCTTGTCGATCGTAGACATGTGAGCAAGGATGCGTCCGGGAAGAATGTCAGTCATTGGCGTCCTCCTCCTTCAGTGAAGCGTCGAGTTCTTCGTTGCTGAGAGCCGTTCCTGTTACGCGGTCGTAAGCGCTGTAGATCTCTTCAATGTCCATGCCGATATACCGGAGGGTGATTGCCGGAGAGCTGTGACCGAATACCTTCTGAAGAAGCACCAGAGCGTCTGGTGACTTACCCGATGAAGTATAAAGACGGTAACCGAAGGTCTTCCGAAGGCTGTGTGTTGATACCCGGTAAGGGAGATTGATCGCTCTGCCAGCGTCAGTGATCATATCTGACATTGTGCCTGTTGGGATGGGTCTGTTTCTGGACTTGCGTGAAGTAAAGACGTAGGAGTCAAGCGAGGGAGTAGGTTCCTGAATCTGGGTAAGATACCACTTAATGACCCGTTTGATATCTGCGTTCAGGTGGAGATACCTCTGCTTGGATGTCTTCTTCTCTGTGATGTAAAAGTACGGGGAGTCAATGAACTCGTAGTCAGGAGTGAAGATATCGCACCAGCGAAGACGACACAGGTCAGACGCCCGGAGACCAGTGTTGATACCCATCATGAAGAACAGGTAGTTACGAAGAGCGTCCTTGAAGTCCTGCGGGTGATTCATTCGACGTGCTACCTTGGCTTGGTCAAGGAAGTGACGAGCCATCTTGTCGATGTCAGCCTGAGACTTAAACGGATAGACTTCTTTCTTCACGCCATACGCCTTGGTGTGGACAGGTTCGAAGTACGTGATGTTGTCAATGAGTTTAAGCGCCGCTTGCATTCCGTTTCCTCCTTGAAGTAGCAGGTAGTTACACGGGTTCCATGGTGGTAGTATACCACTGACATTAAGTTTTGTCAAGCCCCGAATTGAACGAAAATGACGCAGAATGAATAGAGATTCGGTGAAAATGATGAGCGAATGAGATTAAATGGTTTACTTCTGAGCCACAAGTGTTGTCTGGAAATTTAAGCGAAAAACAGGGGTGAATGAGTGAGAATGAGTTACAGGCCGTTTGAGAGATTAGAGGGGCTTTTTAGCGATCTAAACACTGATAACTTGTGTTGTTGAGAAGAAAAGGATTGGATGGAGGGGAACAAAACTTGATGGGCAGAGATCCGGGAGGCGTTGAGCTGGCTGAATGGACTGGAGAAGCGACTACACAAGTTATGGGCGTTTTTGGGGCTGAAATGGGCCTCTGGATGTTCGGATGAGTTACAGGTCATCCGAGCGGATGGAGGAGGTTTTTTGAGAAAAAAACGCCCTGAGTTGTGGGCGTTCAGGAGAAACGGTGAGGATTGAAATGCTGCGTTTAAGAGGGGCTGTGAGGCGACGAGGGTTGGGGCCGGGTTTTCGGACGCGGAGATATGTGGACGAGATGAGAGGTAATGTTGAGAGGATTTGAGAGGGGGTATAGAGAGGGCGGTTAGGGAGGTAGGGGTACAAATGGGAAGGGAGGGGCCCTACCCCTCTACCTATCTGGTATTTTCTTCCCAAGAGAGGGTTGAGAGAGGGGGTGAAGGGGTTAATTGCGGGGAGATGGATTTGAGGTTTAGGAGCGATTGGGATGAACTACCGCTCCGCTGTAACAAAGAACAACTCAAGAAAATGGAAAGTACCCGCCAGAGCCATTCTCCGGCCGTTTGTTAAATTTTTGTCAATATGCGGTATTCTAACCGATTTTTCCGTAAAAATGCGGTTGTGCTTTGGATTCTCAAAAGCGCATAATGCTAAAGTGCTATAATGGCATTGGGTTCTTGTGGGTTGCTTGTGAGGGAAGGACGCAAGACAAGACAAGAACAGCGAAACAACGACAAAACCGAATCAAAGGAAGGGGAAACAAGAAATGAAAGTCACGTTTGAAAACAACGCCGTTGAGACTGCTGAACGGT